GTTGCCTCGTCGTGAAGGCGGTAAGGGAACAGAAATCGCAACACTTCCTGCTGGTCAAAATCTTGGTCAAATGGACGATGTTCTATATTTTCAAAAGAAACTTTATAAGTCATTAAATGTTCCGTCTTCACGTATTGAAGGTAGTGAGCAAGGTGGTTTTAATATGGGACGTTCTTCTGAAATCTCAAGAGATGAACTTAAGTTTCAAAAGTTTATTAATCGTCTACGAGTTCGTTTCTCACAATTTATGCTTGATGCACTAAAGAAGCAAATCATTCTTAAAGGTATTATGAATACCGAAGAGTGGGACTCAATCAGCAGCAAGATTTTCTTTGAGTTTGCAAAGGACAATTACTTTGCTGAATTGAAAGATGCTGAAATTCTTCGTGAGCGTCTATCTACTCTACAAATGATTGATTCATATGTCGGTAAGTATTATTCAGTTCTTTGGGTAAGAAAAAATATCCTTATGCAAACTGATGAAGACATTGAAGAAATGGACGATGATAATGCTCAAGATGAAGATTTGCAATTAAAGTTAGAACAAGAAAGAGAAATGAGCCAACAAGAAGTAGATGCTGGTCAACAACAAATTGATGCAGCTACTGATGGAACACAGGCTCCTCCTACAAATACAGTCGATAAAAAGAAGTCTGATGAAAAGAAAACACCAACTTCAGAAAAACCAAAAACAAAACAAGGAACATCTAGGGCGGCTAACAAATTACAGCCATACACTCGTCAAACAGTACAAGGCAGTAGCACACCCTATTATAGAAATGTCCCTAAAACAAAAAAATAAAATAGCTAAATAAAAGGAAAATTACATGCCTTATAATGTTGATGATATCGTGCAATTCGCGGCAACAAGAGATACCTCTAGACTACAAGATGCACTAGGTGACGTTTTGGCTCAAAAGGCTGCTGACGCAATTCAATACCGTAAAGAATTAGTAGGAAAATCTTTCACTGATAGTCCTGAAGAAGATAACGAGGAAGAAGATGACGAATAAAAATCTTACTGAAAAATCAAATCCAGACGCAAAGTATGGCTATGGTGATCTGACTCCAGATGAAATCGCGCTATTGAAGTCCGATGGAATTGATAAGATCGACAAGACAGGCAGCAATGTATTTACCGTTTCAAAGAGCGTTCTAAAGGACATTACTCGTCGTGCCAATCAACAAAATAACGGTAAGACAGTTAAGCCTCGTGAGAAGAAGATGGAGACCGCTGAGTCTATGATTAATCGTCTTCGCTCACAAGCATCTTCTATTATGGAAGTATCTACAAATCCTGGAGACGTTCCTGCTCCTGCGGCATCTGACAATCCTCAAGCTGGCGCTAACGAAGTTCAGAACGATCCAAAACCAAGTAAAAGCGATTCTACATCTAATATAAAGCTTAAGCTAAAGAATATTGCAATCGCTGCTGCTGATGTTCATGATGGCGTCTCAGAAGATAGTGAAATTGAACCTTGGATGGAACAATGCATCACTAGAACTGAAAGCGAAATGAAAAAGATTGTTGATCATTTCAGAAGCAAAACAGACGATGATAAGAATGTGACTAATGAATCACTAGAAGAAGCAAAGTATAAGATGCCTCTTCCTGGTCACATCTATCACGAAAAGTCAATTCCAGAATTGCAATTTATTCGCAAAGATGCAAGTGCTGCCGCTAAGGCTATGCGTGGTCACAATCCTCAAGCAGAAGCAAAGTATCTCGACCAAGTAAATGATGCAAGCACAATTCTACATCATCGTGCAGCATTTGGCTTACAACAACAGCCAAGCCCTACAAAGGAATCTGTTGACGAAGCCAAAAATTATTATCAAGGCGCAAATCCATTTACTATCAGTACTGATGCTAAAGGAAACACCGTTACAAAAAGCAAGCCTAAGCCTCTAAAGGGAAATGCTGCCATTAGAGCAGCTATGGCTGCTTATGATGAGAAAATGAAAAAGAACGAAGAAACTATCTATGAAGATAATGAATATGAAATGGCTCGTAATCAATTAGCAACTGCTAAGAGAGCAATCGATACATTAACTGGAATGCTACACGGTGAAAGCGATCTTCCTGCTTGGGTACAGTCAAAGATTACTCAAGGTTCTGCTATGTTAGACGCAGTTGCCGATTATATGGCATCAGATAATATGAAAGAAGACACAGACCTAGAAGAAGCAAAAACATCAAAGCCAGTAACATTTAAAAATAATAATAAAGTTGCTGTTGCTCACGATGGCGGAAATTGGCTTCCAGCTTCTGTTAGCTATTCCGATGGTACAGAATCAAGTTTACATAAAGATCACGATGCAGCAAAAGCTGCTGCCGAAAAATGGGTAAACGAAGAAGTCGAACTAGAAGAAAAGTTAGCTGCGGACGCAACTGCTGCTGATTATATTCATGACTTTGTTCATTCTAAGAACCCTCGCTTTGAAGGTATGACTAAAGCTCAACGTACTAAGATGGCTTTAGGTGCTTTTTATTCAAAGAACGAAGAAGTTGAACTTGATGAAGAAGAAATCGAAGAAGAAGTCTTTCATGTTGTAAAAAGCAAAACAGATTCTTATGGTCCAGCAGGACATGTTAGTACACACGCAACTTCCAAGAGAGCAAGATCAGCCGCAGATCGTCGTTCAGAAAAGAATGGCGGAGCAGCATTTCATGTTGTTAGAGTTGAAGAAGAAACATCATCTTTAGCTAGAAAAATTCTAGAGGCTAGAGTTAAAAAATCTTTAGAGCCTATAGCAAAACCATTATATTCTGATCACAATGGTAACCCTACATTTGTGTATCCTGTAAAGAAAACAACAAGCGAAGATACTACTATGCCTACAAATGATGGTCAACATCCTGATGCGGACCCAGCACCAACAACTATTCCTAATGTAACAAAGAAAAAGAAGCCAACTGGTTCTTCACCAGCGGCATCTGCGATGGAAGAATATTTCCAATATATTGGTATTCATGAATCTCGTCGTAATGGTTCTGTCCTTTCAACCGATGAAAATAAGGAGTAATCATTATGAAACTAATTACTGAACAAGTAGAAGAAGTACAATACATTACTGAAAAGCGTGAAGATGGTAAGAAGAATTACTACATCACAGGTATTTTTCTTGAGTCTGCTGTAAAGAACCGTAATGGTCGTTTGTATCCAGAAGAAATTATGGATAGCGAAGTTGCTCGTTATACAGCAGAAGCAATCAATGCTAATCGTGCATATGGCGAACTAGGACATCCTCCTGGTCCAGGCATCAATCTTCATTTGGTCTCACACATGATCAAAGAACTTAAGAAAGACGGAACACAGTATATCGGTAAGGCACTTGTTACTGAAACTCCTATGGGTAAGATCGTTCAAAATCTAATCGATGCGGGTGCTGGTCTTGGAGTTTCTTCTCGTGGTCTTGGAACTTTGACAGAGCGTAATGGTATCATGGAAGTCCAAAAGGATTTTCGTCTTGCTACTGCTGCTGATATTGTTGCCGATCCTTCCGCTCCTAATGCATTTGTTAAAGGCATAATGGAAGAAGTTGATTGGTGGTACGATATTTCTAAAGATAATTGGAAGGCAGTTCAAGTAGTTGAGCAGTCACAAACACAATTGAGATCGGCTTCTCTTTCTCAAATCACTGAGCAAAAGTTACAAATGTTTCAAAGATTTGTAAATACCTTAGCTGAAAATTAACAAAACCATAAATAGTAAGAAATTTTACCGATAGGAGTTAACACATGACTAAAAAGAGTTTGAAGGAAAACGAACAAATCAATGAATTTGATTCGGCAAGTGGTGTCGCGCACACTCCTGATCCTGTCGCAACTGGTTCACACAATCGTCCTGCTGATAAGTTCGATAGAGATGCTGGTGCTGAAACCTATGAAATGACAACTAAGTCTGAAGTTCTAAATGCACTTATGCAAATGGGCGCTCAACTTGGTAAGGAAGAGCTAAAGGACATTTTCAGCCAAGTTGCATCTGCTCTTGGTGGCTCTGCTTCTCGTCCTGCCGATAAGACAACAGGCGAAACTGGTATGGTTTCATTGTCGCCCAGTGCCGCAAAAGGTATCACTGGAGCTTCAATCGATCAGTACAGAACAAACGTTGCTAGCGGTTCTGTTGGCAAGGGCGAAATGGGACAATTACGTCTTTCTCCAACCTCTGCTATGTTCATGGCAAAAGAAGATGTCGCTGACATTTTTGGTGGCGATGATCTATCAGAAGAAATTAAAGAAAAGGCAGCTATCGTTTTTGAAGCCGCTATTAACACCCGTTTAGTTACTGAAGTAGCTCGTTTAGAAGAAGCCTTCGAAGAAAAGCTACTTGAAGAAGTCGAAGAAATCCGCACTGAACTTGTTGAAAACGTTGACAGATATTTGAACTACGCCGTTGTAGAATGGATTAATGAAAATTCTGTCGCTATTGATTCGACTCTAAAGAATGAGATTGCTGAAGATTTTATTAATGGTTTAAAGGCTCTATTCGAAGATAATTATATTGATCTTCCTGAATCTAAAACTGATGTTGTAAATGATATGATGGAACACATTGAAGAACTAGAAGCTAAGTTAAACGCAACAATTGACGAAAATATTGATCTAAAACTAGCTTTAGATGAGCAATCAGTTGTAGAGGCATTTGCCGATATCTCTGAAGGTTTAACAGTCAACCAAGCTGAAAAGCTTCGTGTTCTTTCTGAGAACATTACTTATACATCATCCGAAGATTTCTACAAGAAAGTTTCTATTCTTAAGGAATCTTATTTCAATAAAAAGCCTGTTAATACTCTTACCGAAGAAGAAGATTTCCTAGCAGAAGATGTTAACACATCTGCTCCTACTGGAACTATGAATCATTACGTAAAAGCAATCTCAAATCAAGTCAAGAAATAACTTATTATAAATAAGATATCAACAAGGAGAACATAAAATGTTTCTAAACGAAGAAATTCAAAACAAGTGGAGTCCAGTATTGGACCACCCTGAGCTTAACAAGATTGGCGACATTCATCGCCGTAGCGTTACTGCACAACTATTGGAAAACACTGAACGTGCTATGCAAGAAAACGGTGGATATGCTCCACAGTCACTTCTTGAAACTTCAGGCGCTCTTCCTACCTCACTAACAGGCGGTTCAGCTAACTACGATCCAGTTCTAATTTCACTAGTTCGTCGTGCAATGCCTAACCTAATTGCTTATGATATCTGCGGCGTTCAGCCTATGACTGGTCCTACTGGTCTAATCTTTGCTCTACATCCTAAGTATGACGGTCAAGCTTCTGGCAACACTGAAGCCTTCTACAGCGAAGCTAACACTGGTCAGTCTTCATACGGTCAGGGTAACACCATGACAACCATTGGTGATTCAAACGTAGGTAACTACGCTGCGAACGCATCTATCGTTGTTTCTGGCAACTCACAGCTTTATAACTTCGCTAACGGTGCTAATACAGCACAAGCCGAAGCTCTTGGATCAACCAGCAACGCCGACTTCCGTCAAATGTCATTCGCCATTGACAAGGTTCAAGTTACTGCTCGTTCACGCGCTCTAAAGGCTGAGTACACCATCGAACTAGCACAAGACCTAAAGGCTATTCACGGTCTAGACGCTGAAACAGAATTGTCAACAATTCTATCAGCCGAAATTCTTGCTGAAATCAACCGTGAAGTCATCCGTACCATTCAAATAACTGCCGTTACTGGTGCTGCTGATACAACAACTGCTGGTACTTTCGATCTTGACATCGACTCAAACGGTCGTTGGTCAGTTGAGAAGTTCAAGGGTCTTATGTTCCAAGTTGAGCGTGAAGCCAACCAAATCGCCAAGCAAACTCGCCGTGGTAAGGGTAATATCATCATCTGTTCGTCAGATGTTGCTTCTGCTCTTCAAATGGCTGGCGTTCTTGATTACGCTCCTGCTCTAAACTCAAACAACCTACAAGTTGATGACACTGGCAATACCTTCGCTGGTATTCTAAATGGTCGTATTCGCGTTTATATCGATCCTTATTCTTCAGGTCATTATATGGTTGTTGGCTACAAGGGTTCTTCATCCTTTGACGCAGGTCTATTCTACTGTCCTTACGTTCCTCTACAAATGGTCCGCGCTGTTGGTCAAGACACCTTCCAGCCTAAGATCGGCTTCAAGACACGTTATGGTATCGTTGCTAACCCCTTCAATAAGGGCGCTACAATGTCAGACGGTACACTAGT